TGCTTGCGCGCCCAGGCATAGACAGCGGCGGACTCGTAACCCGTATCGATGGCGAGTTTCGCCAGCGTCATGATCGCACCGTTCTGGTGCGCCCACATCTGGCTCAGCAAGGCCGTCAGTTTATCCCAACAAGCGGGATCGTCCGGCCCGCCCGGGATCACGATGTGATCCACCAGCCAGCTTTCGAGCCCGCGTCCCCAGGCCCAGACATCCACTTCGATCCGGTCCTTCTGCACATCTGCCCCGGCGGTCAGGAACAGCCCACCTGCGGGGATCTGTGCCGGGAAAGATACACGGCGATCCGCCAGCCGTTGCCATTCCGGGGCCTCCCCGCTCTCAATCCAGGTTTCGCCCAGCAGCGTGTTGCGCGCAGCGCGCAGCATCTCGTCGGAGCCTTGCGCTGCCACCCACTCCCGTGCGACCTGTTCCCAGCTTTTCCAGCCGATCGGCGAATAGAGCGCTGAGATGTGGAAGCCGATCGCGTTTGGATCGGTACCGACAGCGGTTGCCCGCCATTCGCCCCGCGCCAGCATCTCCGTCTTATGGTGCTCCGCGATGGGTTTTTCACACCCTGCGCAGTGGTAGGCTGCGGAGTCAGGCTGCCCTTTGTCCCAGCGCAGCCGTTCAAACTGCAGCCATTGCATGTGGCCGCAATGCGGGCACGGGACAAAATACCGCCGCTGGTCCGATGCCTCAAACTCACGCTCGATCCGGCTCAGACCCCGGATCGTGGGCGTCGAGACCATGAACACCTTGCGCCTGTGCGCGAAGGTCGTGGTGCGCGCTTCCGCCAGCGTGACCGGATCGCCTTCCTCGTCGGCCGAGGCCGGATAGGCATCGACCTCATCGAGAAATACATACCGCGCAGGCATCGACCGCAAGCCCGTCGCACTGTTCGCCCCGGTCAGCACCAGAATGCCGCCTGGGAATTCCTTGGACAGCATCGAATTGCCGGCATCGCGCGAGCGCGCTGGCTTCACCCTCTCCTTCAGTGCAGCGCTATCTTCAATCAGCGGATCGATCCGGCCGCGCGATGTGCGCTTGGCCATCTCCACGGTCGGCAGCACCGCCAGCATGGGCCCCGGCGCGTGGTGGATGACAAAGCCGATCCAGTTGTTGCCCGCTTCCGTGGCCCCGACCTGCGCGGCCTTCATGAACGAAATCCTCTGCGCCGGGTGTTTCGGCGAAAGAGCATCCATGATGCCGCGCAGATAGGGCGTGCGCGTGGTGCGGTATCGCCCTGGCTCGGCCGAGGCGCGCGAGCTGAGCCAGCGATGCGCATCTGCCCATTCCGACACCGTGAGGTCGGCATCGGGCCGCATTCCGCGCCGCCAGGTCCGCAGGATGTCTTCTGCCCCGTCGAAGGCGAGGTCGAGGCCCTCGGTCAGGTCTGCTGTTGCCCCCTCATCATGCAAGCGAGACCCTGAGGTCTGCCAGGGCGTCGAGCTGCTCTCGGACATGGGTTTCCAGCACCCTTTGCAGGATCGCAGTCTCGATCGTCACGGGTATGCCCGAGGCCTTCTCCATTTCTGCGGATAATTGTGCGGCCATCAGGGCTGCCACGCGGGTGGGCCAGGTGACCCAGGTGTCGCGCTCCTGGCGGGCCAAGCGGAACACCAGCGTCTCGGCGCGTGCGCGGTCGACCAATACACCCTTCTTCTTCTGGATCGACAGCTGGCGCTCTTGGGCCTGGTAGACCGTCAGTGCCGTGCGCGCCTTCAGATAGGACGTGCTGTCGCCGGGACCGGAGACGCTGCCGCCGCCGTTCGCTCCGCCATCACCTCCAGCGCCCAAACCACCTCGTGAGCGCATTTGCTGATCGGGATCGGTCATCACTCCGCGGCGCGCATCCGAAGCGGCAGCGTTGATCGACCCGTCCGGGAACAGCACCAACCGCCCGTTCTTGCGCGCCTTCTGCACGGCCCCGCGCGAGAGGCCGGAGCGTTCCGCATAGGCGCGTTCAGACAGTCCTTCCATGGCGCTGTGAATACCCTCAACATATTGTAACTAAATGAGAATAACGATCTTATTCAGTTGATTACACTCCCACATAGAGCGACTCTGGATGCAGGAAAACGATGCAACTCAGCCCTGGAGACGACGCCATGACCACGAAGACCACAACCCTCGCCAAAGCCCCCAGCGAAGCCCTGCTGCTGGAGATCGCAGCGAAGCATTTCCACACCGTTGAGACGCTGGAAACCCGCAACCGCGATCGCCTTGACTTCCACGATGTCGCCGTCTGGTCCATCCGCGCAGCGCTCGAGGAGGCTTTCGAGGCCGGACGCCGCGCCGCTTAAAACCCCACACGTCCAACAACCTACTCCTGAAAGGACACGCACATGGCCATCGCCACCACTTCCGACACGACACGCATCTTCATCGACCGCAGCCGCTTTATTGAGGCCATGACCGTGCCCGCGCTGCAGGGCCATTTCAATGACGTCAACCTGAACGCTGAGGTCTTCGAGATGGCGGGCCGGATCGGGATCGACTGCCTGACGATCGAGTTGGCCGATGTCGTCCCCCTCCTGCAACAGCACGGACTCATCTGAGCCCGCGCGCAAGCCCGCAACAAAACTGCAACAAGGAGACAGCCATGAGTACGCGCGCGCAGATCGCCATCGAGATCGGACCCGCAGAATGGGCTCACATTTATTGCCACTTCGACGGCTACCCCGCGCACATGCTTCCCGCGCTGGCGCCGTGGACGCCCGAGGACATCCTCGCCGCCAAGGAAATCCGGCAGGTCCGCGCAGACGCGCTGGACTGCTTCGATTCGCCCCGCGAGCCGCCGATCCTGCCGCGCCCGACCTGCCAGCTCTGTCACCTCTACGTCTGGCGGGACGGGGGATGGGTGGAACTCGACTCCGAAGGGGCAGCCCAATGACCAATCCTTCCCTCAACTGCCTGTCTGAGGGCGAAACCCTCGACGATCTGGCCCGCCGCGAATGCGCCATCGGTTTCGATCTGTGCTTTTGCCGCAGCGTCGCTGTGTCCGAACACGACTGGGAAACCGAGACCTGCGACCCGACCGAGGCGGAATTCGCGACGCTCTATGCCCTGACGGATCTGGGCGAGGCGATCGCCGTTCACGACGTCCAGCTCTCAAGCGCTGGTGCCGACGATGTCACCGTGGTCGCCCGCGCGCTCTTCGTGGCCATCGTCAACGCCCGTCGCGACCCGCCCGATGCGGCGCAGCGCCATGAGGCGGAACAGGCGGCGTCGCACAATACGGACTGGATCGCCTGAGTGGCACAGATAGATCATAAAGCACTGATATTGCTCATAATTGCCTACGATAATCAGAGCAGTAGAGCGAATGTGATTGTACCAAAACGATGCAACTCACCACGGAGCCACCACCATGACCACTACCGCCACCACCCTGATCGCCGACTTCCGCGCTGCCGCTGACGAGATCGAAGCCCGCCTCGCGCCCAGCGCCTGCGCCACGATCGCCTCGCACAACTGGATCGTGATCGATGACTTCGGGCCCCTGACCTTCACGCTCACGCCCGAGGGCCGCAAGCACCGCGCCACCTGCACGGGCCATGGCCGCGCGCACAAGGTCAACCGCTTCACGCCGCATGATGCCGAGCGTCTGGCCCGCGCCTGTAACGCGCGCGCTGCCTTCTGGGCCGACGCCGCGCGCGAAGAGGTCGCCACGCTGCGCAGCCATATCGCCACGCTGGAAGCCGCCAGCGCTGCTTGAACCCGAACGGGTGGGGCTGAGCGCCCCGCCACCACTTACAAGAAGGATCACAATCATGACCACGCACCCAATTCTGACCAGCCGCAACGAGGACTATGGGTTCTTCCGGGCCCTGACTGTTTGCCCCCACCGCGACCGCCGCAGCGCAGATGTCTGGACCACCGCGTCGCGCCTGATCGCTGATGCCATCGGTGCAGACAGCGAGGACGAGATGATCGGCATCCGCGACTTTCTCGACAGCCGCATGGGTCGCCACTTCGCCGACGATGTGGTCGGCAACATGACTGGCTGCAACATCGCGCTCGAGACCGCCATCACCTCCGCGATCCGCCGCTGGCAGGACTGGCGTATCAGCCGCAAGACCGAGTGCTGCGACGGGATCCCCGCAGGGCTGCCCTACCTGACGGGGTGGGTGCAGCATTTCGCCATCGCCGCCGCGATGGCCGAAAGTGACTGATCATCCCCGACAACTTATTCCATGACAGGAGGCCCAGATGCCCAAACTCACCGATACCCAGACCATCATCCTCAGCCGCGCGGCCACGCGCCCTGAAAATCTTGCCATGCCGCTGCCCGAAGGCCTGCATGGCGCTGCCGCACAGAAGGCCGTGACTGCGATGATCACACGCGGATGGCTCGAGGAGGTCGAGGCCAACCTTCGGCGCGGCGAGTCGCTCTGGCGCGAGACCGGCGATGGCCACGGCACTACGCTGGTTGCGACAGAGGCCGGTCTTGCGGCGATCGGCATCGAGCCGGTGGTGGCGACCACGACGACCAATCCGCGCACGGCGAAACTGGAGCTGGCCCCGGAGTCGAAAGATGCGTCTGCTGCACCAACTGGTTCTGCCACGCCCAAGCCGATCGCTATCCGGGCTGGGACCAAGCAGGCGGAGATCATCGCGCTCATTCAGCGGCCACAGGGCGCATCCATCAGCGAAATCGTTAAGGTGACCGGCTGGGCTGCACATTCCGCCAGAGGCATGATCTCGGGCGGGTTGAAGAAGAAGCTTGGACTTCCGATCATCTCCGAGAAGGTTGATCAACGGGGCACCGTGTATAAACTTGATGGGGCCTGACACCAGCCATTACCTCAAGCGCGAGAACAACCTGCGCAGCGCGTAGCTGCGCAGCAGGGATATCCCCACGAAAACTGCGCCCAGCGCCAGATTGTCACCAAGGCTCGTGTGCAAGCCGAACCATGGGAACACGATGATCTGCGTGACGACAGCCAGCACATACCCCAGCGCGACATTGGTGACAGCCTCGATCAGTGACATTCGGCGGGACTGGGCTGTCATGCGCGTTTCTTTCTGTTGCGTGCCGGTTTTGCGGTTTCAGTCGGTTCGATGACAAGGCTGGCTGTCCTTCCCGTCGCCATCTCCCACCGCCGCACGGCGACGTCGCAGTACACTGGGTCCAGTTCCACCGCGAAGCAGCGCCGCCCGGCGCGTTCGGCCGCGACGATCTGGGTGCCGGAGCCGCAGAACGGCTCATAGACCAGATCGCCCGGATCGGTGAAGGCTTCCAGCACCGCCTCGACCAGCGCCACCGGAAAGACAGCAGGGTGCGAACCAGCCGTACCCAGCCCGCCCTTGTGGCGCATGATGCGGAAGACAGAGTCCGGGATGCGGTGGCTTTGGATCGCATTGCCGGTGCCGGTCTTGGCGTGGACGGTGCCGTCGGCCCCGCGCAGCCCACCGCCGCCGAGGGTTGCGCCCGCATGCTTCGATGGAACGGTCTTGTGCGGTTTGCGCGGTGCGCGGTTGAAGTGGAAAATGAACTCGTGAGATGGGGCCAGGCGGCCGTTCCAGTCGCCCGGCAAGCCCGGACCCTGATCCCAGATATACCAGCCAAAGCGTCGCCAGCCAGAGGTGCGCATCCATTCGACCCATCCTTCCCAATAGGGCTGCCATTCGCTGTCGCGATGCACGAGGCCGAGATTGACCAGCAGTTGGGCAGCCTCGCTGACAGGCGCGGCGGCGAACACGCCCTGCATCAGCGCATCCCAATCGCCAACCTTCTCTTTCGCTGCCCCATAGTCGCGCTGCTGCGCATAGGGCGGCGAGGTGAACATCATCGACGCCTGCGCCCCGTCCATCAGCCGCGCCACCACTGCGGCGTCGGTAGCATCGCCGCAGATCAGCCGGTGATTGCCCAGCGCCCAGATGTCGCCAGGGCGAGTGATCGGTTCGGCTGGGGGCTCGGGAATTCTGTCAGCAGTGTCGTCATCTATTGGTGTGCGGTCCTCGTCCGCGTCGCGCAGTAAGGCGTCCAGCTCATTCTCTGGGATCCCGATCAGCCCCAGATCGAAATCCTCTGCCAGCAATCCCCGCAGTTCCTCAAGCAGCAGGGTCTCGTCCCAGTCACCCATCTCCGTAAGTTTGTTGTCTGCGATACGATAGGCCCGGCGTTGTGCCTCGGTCAGATGGCCCAGCACGATCACGGGTGCCTCCGTCATCCCGAGCTGAACCGCGGCCAGGACGCGGCCATGGCCTGCGATCAATTCGCCATCCGCTGCGACGAGGCAAGGCACGGTCCATCCGAACTCGGCCATGCTGGCGGCGATCTTTGCCACCTGGTCGGCGCCATGGGTTTTGGCGTTGCGGGCATAGGGCTTCAGCCGATCCAGCGGCCAGAACGCGATCTGGCTCGCGCGCAGATGCACAGTCATGCCGCGAGCCGTTTCGCCTTGAGGGCAGCAAAGGTCTCACCGGTTTCCACCAGCACTGCCTCATGACCGGTAAAGGACTGCCAGCGCTCGATGGCGACGTCGACATAGGCCGGGTTCAATTCCACGCCGAAGCAGACACGCCCCGTGGTCTCGGCCGCGATCAGCGTGGTGCCGGATCCCATGAAGGGCTCGTACACAGCTTGGCCGGGACTGGAGTTGTTCAGGATCGGGCGGCGCATGCATTCCACCGGCTTCTGCGTGCCGTGCACCGTGTCCGCATCCTGATCCTTGTTTGCGATTTGCCAGAGCGTCGTCTGTTTGCGATCGCCTGCCCAGTGGCCCTTGCCGGTCTTCTTCACCGCATACCAGCAAGGTTCATGCTGCCAGTGGTAATCGCCCCGGCTGAGCACCAGCCGGTCCTTGGCCCAGATGATCTGCGACCGGATGGCGAAACCGGCGGCCGTCAGGCTTTCGGCAACCGTCGCGGCATGCAGCGCGCCATGCCAGACATAGGCCACATCGCCGGGAAACAGCGCCCATGCCTCGCGCCAGTCGGCGCGGTCATCGTTCAGCACCTTGCCGGTGCGCTTGGTCTTGGCGGCGCCCGCCTGGTTGCGCCATGAGGGATCATACTCCACGCCATAGGGCGGATCGGTGACCATCAGCAGCGGGCGGACATCTCCCAGCAGCCGCCCAACCACGTCAGCGCTGGTGCTATCGCTGCAGATCAAACGATGCGCACCCAGCTGCCAGAGATCACCCGGCACCGACACCGGCGTGACCGGCAGGTCCGGAACATCATCCTCGCCCTCGACCGGGCCATCGTCGCCCAGCGCATCCGGATCCCGCAGCAGGGCATCCAGGTCATCGTCGCTGATGCCCAAGAGCGACAGGTCGAAATCCTCAGCCAGCAATCCCGCGATTTCGTCACGCAAGATCGCCTCGTCCCATTCGCCCAGTTCCGTCAGCTTGTTGTCAGCGATGCGGTAGGCTCGGCGCTCGGCCTCGTCGAGATGGCTGAGCCGGATAACCGGCACATCTTTCAGTCCCAACATCGCGGCGGCCAGCACCCGGCCATGGCCTGCGATCAGCTCGCCATCGTCGGCCACCATGCAGGGCACGGTCCAGCCGAACTTGGCCATGCTGGCAGCGATTTTCGCCACCTGATCGTCGCCGTGCATCTTGGCATTGCGAGCGTAAGGGCGCAGCCGGTCGAGAGGCCAAGTCTCGATCTGGCTTGGCGCAAAGACCAGGTCCATGTGGCGGTTCTCGTTTGGGGCAGGGCGACCGTGCCGATGCGCGCGGGCAACATTGCCAGCGACAGGATCGGGTCCGCGATGTGGGAAAAACAAAAACGCCCGCGAGGGATATCCTCCGGGCGCAAATCTTCGATGATCAAGGGGTACGTCAAGGGGGCTAGAAAAGTCAATCACGTTTTGTGTTTTGAATCAGTAGGTTCTGCAAAGTCTAAAACAGGTCGCTGTTGGGATGGCTTCCAACCTTGGCCAAACTGGCTAGGTTTTGGCCAAGGTGGATTCTTGACTAAAATAGTAAAATCCACTTTTTGGCCACCGGTTGCACGCGCCAACTCTTTGATAATGAGTCACTTTTATCTCAAGCTTGGACGGGGTGGCTTCAAAGTGGATTCCCCGGTGAAAAAGCCACGCGCTAGCGAAATGCTGCGCTCAGCCCCCCCGTATACGGATCGGGCCCGGGAGGAACCATGGGAGGGGGGTCAGGCCCCTTCGCTGTTGGCTTCGAGGTGATAGGGCGCGATCAAAGACGCTGCCGGGATTTTCCAGCTGCTGTTGATCTTCTGGATCATTCGCAGTGTGAGCGGGCGCTTGCGGTTCATGATTTCAGACGCGCGGGGTTTGCCACCAACCAGCTCTGCGAGATCGCTCTGCTTCTTCTTCTTGATGTCCATGAACACTTTCAACGTCTCGATAGGATCCAGCGCTTCGATTGGGTATTCGCGGTTTTCATAGGCTTCGATGAGGTCGGTCAGAATATCGAAGCGATCGGCCTCTGCTGTCCCGAGTGCGGGCGGTGCATCGAAGTATTGCTCGATGTCTGCAAGCGCCCAATCCAGATCTTCATCTGTTCGAATGACACGGAGTTCCATTTGTTCTTTCCTGATTTACTTAGACCTTGGTTACGTCAATCTTGTCATATTCTGCGTGGGTTCCCACGAACTTGATCATCACGCGGTAATACGGCCCATACACAACACGGGCGACCAGCCGGAACTTATTGCCTCCGATGTCAAATACTATCCTACTGTCTCCCACGAAGTCTACCGACCCGCCAAACATGTCCTTCACATCCTGCGGCCGTTCCCATTGCGCTCGCTCAATTTCTGCATACCAAAACAGAAGGGGAGCTTTTGCTGCAGCGTGCTTGGTCCAATACTCGACCAGTGTTCGTCTTGACAGGATCCGCATATTACCTCGTATGGTTCCCTCCTTGGTAACTCAATCCCTTATGTTACCGATATGGGAACCTGTCAAGGATGAGATGCTTGGCTCAGTACCATGGCCGCACCTTCGGCATGACTTCCGCTACCTGGACTTCCCGCAACATCCCACCTGCCAAGAGCCCATCGCGCACCCAATCCAGCGCTGCCCACCAATCCTCATAGCCGCGCCGAGCGGAGGCGATCTGTTGCGGATGCGGCCGCCAGGTGACCGGACAGGCCCGAACTTCGATCGTCCGCCATTTCCTTTTGATTAAAACGCGCTCGGTGCCGACGACTACGCTCACAGCGCGATCACCATGCCGGTTCCGTTTGATGTCGACTGGAACGCAGCGCGGCACAGCGCCTGGCATCCAGTCCGGTGTCAGCCCAGCGCGTGCGAGTTCTGCAACGCGGATTGCCATGCGGATCCCGCCAAGGTTGTCGGGCATGCCAGCTACTGTGGCAGCGATCACCTCTGCGTCCTCGTGGGTGTAGTTGCCGATCTTGTGCTGTCCACCGTCCACTTTGCAGCCCAGCGCCGCGCGTTGCATCAGGACGTATTCGAGACCAAAGCCAAACCCTTGCACACGCTCGGGGTCCGGTGGCTCTGGGAGTTCTAGCTGCGCGTACTCAACGCGGAAGGCCCATTCCACCGCTTGCTGCACAGTCATTACGCGCTTGGGACAGCCCTGCTTGGTGTGCGATTGCTGCCCTGCATCGGGGGAGCGGCCGCTTGTCTGCCCATGGAGCCTGCGATCAAAACGGCTCATAGCACGCCTCGGGCGCGCAGCCGCTCTGCGGTCACCAGCCCTCTGGTCAGCATTGCTTCGCACATGGCGTTGCTGATCATGCTGGCGGGCAGGTATTCGTCGGAGTTGATCTTGGCCGCATAAAACGCCGCCAGCTCATCCGGGCTGGGCGGTGGCTGTCCTTGCGCCTTGCGGCTGCGCTTGGCTTTTTGCGTCGGGCCGGTTGCAGCCATCCGAGCGTCGCGCTGGGCTGCGCGTTCCATGAACCGATCCAGCGCCTTGGGCCCATCTGGTGGGGCAGGATGATTGTGCCGGGTCTCAGCTGCTATCTGGATGATCCGATCCTCGGACAACCCGAGGTCCTCGCTCCAGCGGCGAACGTGCAACCGCGCAGGTTCGCCCTGCCACCAGGCCGGGAGGCTGGCATCGGCAGCAAAGCCCAGCGCCCCGAGCAGTTCAGTAAAGAAAATCTCAAAACTTGAATCTCGCGCCTGCGCGTCCTCCTCCTCCT